ACCACTCTGATAGTATATCAGTAATTCCTTTTGAAGCTCTGGCATTTAGATATTGTCTTATACTTTGATCTGGATCTCTATCTTGTACAGTCTCAAAATATTTACCACCTTTTTCTATATCTTCTATACTTATAGGTTCAGTGATGCCAGGGAATACATGATCTGGTATCTGTACTTTAGTAGCAAGCTCCTGTTGCATCCATGGTTCTATATCCTCTAGAACATTCGCTTTCATTAAGCGAAGCATAGTCTGGTTATAGTGACCACCGTTATTTAAAACTCTCTTTACTAATGCTAACTCCTCGCCTCCACTGTCTAGTGTAAAAGCGAGTTGTGTCATCTTCCTTACGTTCTCATCGTTTAACTTTACGTTATTACGATAAGGCACCATCGTCTTCTCTAAAAGTTCTGGATGCTTTGATAATTCTAAGAAGTCTGAAAAAGCTTTTTTTTGATCATCCCGCTGTTCCTTAGCTGCCATGTGATGGATACCCATCTGAGCAAGGTCGGAGAATGCGGTGACATCAGCTAACCTATATTTCTCTGTTAGCTTTGCAGCTGCATCATTAGCTTCATCTATCATCTTCTGCTGACTTCTCAGCAACTTAAAGCTAGTTTCTGCTGCGAGAAGACCTCTTTCGTAGTTATCGTCCAAGGTTTTAGTGTTGGCTGCTCTTTGACGATCCTGTTCATCGCCAACTTGCTTCGGAGTAAAGGCTAGGGATTCACGGAATAGTTGCATCCCCTTAGTCTGTCTCTGGTAGTCTGTTTCTTTATTTGCCATATTAGATACGTGTCATGTTTACATCAATTTTATCATAGTAAACAGCTAGGTAACCGTTATCACCTTCAGTTACGGCATCATGCCTCCCCTTAGCTAATAAGTCTTGCGCTATTACGCCACGATATCTTGGCTTATCTCCTAGGTAATTCCATTCATAAATGTTAAGGCCAGATGGAGATACTCCTACTTGTTCTATGTTTTCTTTTAGCACAACGTCAGAAGCCATTGGCCCGTATTGTTGGCCAGATGGTGCCGTTGTGCCGCCTACTTTCCCGGCTTATTCCAGAAACCTCCTGTGCCGCCACCTAAAGCTCCGAATGTTTGTGCTCCTGCCCCGAAGGCTCCCAGAACATCACCTAAGAATCCTCCAGATGGTGAAGGTGCTTTAGTAGGAGTAGGTCCAGGTAATGTAATAGCTCCATGCATTTGCAGAGCAGGCGGTACTGCAACTTTAGTCCAAGCTGTGTAATCAGCATTAGCATGTGCTCCACTGATTGCACCCATTCTTTGTTTGTAAGCAGATCTAGCACTATATAAACCTTTATTGAATTCAGTTTGTTCTCGTCCAAATTCTCCTAATGTATTGATCGCTACAGCACGGTCTCTAGATTGACTAGCAGTTCCTCCTGAGGCAGCTGCAGCACCTTGAGCACGCATTAACTCACTTACCATTTTATTTCTTTGCAATGCTGCAGACTCTAACTGCTCAGTATATCTAAATTGTTCAGCTACATGAGATGCAGAAGCAGCGTCAGCATTGAATTTCTGTTGATTTTGGAAGTCATCTAACTTAAAATCATATTCTTCTACAATACGCTCATTCTTAGCATCGATCATCAATTCTTTATATCGATCTGAATAAGCAGCTTGTTTTACAGAAGCAACATGAGCTTTCATCTGAGCTACATATTGTGCAGCTGCTTGAGCTTTCGCATTAGATCTTGCATTACGAGATCCCATGAAGCTGGAAATACCGCTAGCAATAGCAGCTCCAGCCAAAAAAGTTATATTCATCTCTACACCAGATTCAGCCAGCATCTTTTGATGTGGCTTATTCTGACCTGGTGGTAGCATATTCATCTCAGCGTCATTCATTGGGACGCCGATCTCGTTAAACATAGTTTACCTCCTTATACACGACTGTAGAATTTCTTGTTGTATTTACCTTCCCAAGTCATGCCCAATAGACTTACTGGTAAAGGAGTATCACCTACGATACTAAGTGAAATGTTTTCATTACGTTGGTAGACGGGTACTTCATGTACACCTTCAGAAGCCATCGCAACATCATTTGCTGTATATGTATATGGCATTATAGCACTTACTGTTTCTGATCTATCTGGTATTCCAGTTAGATTTACATTGTATTTAACAGGTCCACTTAAACCTGTTGATACTTTAATCCTATGTATAATTAAATCTGATGTATAATCATTCTTAGCCTGACCTTCACCTTGAGATAGATATAGTTTAGGAAGATCAACTGTCATCGTATAAACATAACCTATAATAAGGTTCTTACCTCTATAATCACCATCAATATCTACGTACTGATTAGGTGATGAACCCGCTACTGTAGGGTATAATATAGCACCAACAGAAGCTTGAGTAGCACCAATAGTACCACCAATATAACCACCTAAAGCAACGACTGCTAATGTCTTACCTGCATGGTGTGTGAATGGAAGGTATACTCTAGTTTTATCTGCATTAGCATCTATAGGAGTTAGAGGTGAACCTGCTTTATGGTATACTCTATAAGGATTAGCTGAGTACATATCCATACATACATCAGTCTTTTCACCAGTAGATAAGGTTAAGAAACCGTTATCACTAGCTTGTCTAAGGTCAATAGAGTTGATTGATACGTTAGTACCATCAGATACTATTGCATAGAACGTACTGGTATCAAAGAATTGATCAACTAATGTACCTGTTAAGTTCCATTTATACCATGTAGAAGCTTTTCTTCCTTCAGAAGTTTGATAGAAACGATATTGATATAGAGTACTATCACCTGTATTACCAAGTGAAAGCATACTCATACCAGGAGACGCTGCTATATTATCTATATCAGAAGGTACTAATTCAGGTACAATACCTGTAGTATTAAATGTACTAGGTGGGTCAGTTGTACTGACATTCGCTATTTCAAATACCCTAGTCCACAAAGGAGACTTAGATACAAACGCTATGGAAGATCCTAGATCTACTGCTGATATATCTGTATCACATTCAAAAGCAGACAGTGTATTAATCTTAGCTGTTTCAGGACTTAGTATGTCTGAGTCAGTTGATAGTAAGAACTGTTCGTTATCACTAAATAAAATTAAACCAGCACTTGCATTCTTAACGTAGTTAAGGAATACAGGTTTAGTTGAAGATGCTGATATATCAATAGGATCATCAGCTGCAGCAACCTGTGCAGAACTCGCAAAGAAATCATAGAATGATGCAGCCTTGCTCATTACAACACTACCACCACTTAAGAAACCAAAACGGTTCCTATAGAAGAACATATTTCTTATTGTACTTCCTACAAATGTAGGTATAGGGTTAGTGATATCATCACCTACATCTCTTGCTTCCCATTCAATAGCACTATAAGCAAACGAGCCATCTGCTATACGTACCAATTGATGTGGCATTGTTAAAGGGTCAAATTGATATTGAATATCAGGTGCATTAGTTTCTTCCCAAGCACCAACACCATTTGTTGCAGTACCTGATGTGGAGAATTTAACCCACATATCATCAGCTAATATACTTTCACTATTAATTATTTTAACTTTATAACCATCGTGACATTGTGTAGGTAGTTTCCCTAAGTCTGATACTTTATCTGTAAAGCAATATATAGCACTCTCTTGAGGTCCACCTGCTGCAGTAATTGATGTTACTAGTGTTACATGTATACCTGATCCAACAGCTGTAGCAACACAGCTTGCTGCGTCACCACCTGCGCCATTGATAGCAGTTACAAGTCCAGCAACTACTGTAGGTACGTCAGCATCACCTGCTGTAGCATCTTCAGCTGTTGTAAAGTCAACTGATACACCATTAATTGTTACTTCATACTTAGCATTATAAGCAACTACATAGATAACAATGAACGCATCTGTTGATAAAGAATCTGTTGTCATGGCTTTCATGGCAACTGTCTTCTTTTTATTTAATACATAAGTAAAGTCATTCAATGTTAGAAGTTCTATATCATCAGCCCCTGCTCCACGTAGGTAACCATCATTAGGTAAACCTGGTACAACACAAGCAGTTACTTCTGAATCGTAATCACTCTTAGTAGAGGCTTCAGCAGTTACAGCTGAAATGCGTGCTGACTGCGCTGTGTTCATATTGTTAGTAGCTGTTGTTAATTCAGCTGCTGTGTTAGCTGCTACTGTAGTTTCTATTAATTCATATACTCTCTTACCTGTAGCTGCAATAGTAGGATGTTCATCTGTCATCTCTGGTCCAGCTTTATAAGTTAATGCTATGACTTTAAATGTAGCATTCCCACCACCACCTGAAACTGTTATCACTTCATCTATTTTGTATCCAGTTGTAGCGGTTGTACCTCCAGCTGTTGCGATTACAACTAACTGATCAATGACTCCACCTGTTACAGTATAGGTTATTGTTAAACCAGTACCTGCACCACTTGCAGTTGTAGCAGCTGTTGTCGCACTGTATCCTGTACCACCGCTAACACGTTCTAGTGTAAGTACTGGTCCTGAGATAGCACTATCAGACATACTCTTGACATCTGCTACTGATGTACTAGAGTTCCATTTAAGAACAGTCCATGTATTATTAACACCTGATTTATATATACCAGACTTTATCTCTTCTTTAACAGTACCTTGTGATGGATCATAATCAAACTGTGTCTCCCAATGGGCTGCACGAGTTACCGTTTGTCCATCATTTGTTTCAGAGAAAGTAGCTTGTTTAGTATTTAAGTCAGTTGTAGTATCATCTGTATCAACTATATCAGCAAGATAAGCCTTTAAATCTGTCTGCATATTTGTATAATTACATCCAGATGGTACGCCTGTATCATCTCCCATATCTACTTTCCTCATACCACCATCTGTCAGACTCCATACCCGGAAAGTATCATCAGCATATTGTCCTACATATTTCTCATTCTCATCTCTAAGTATAGAGAACCATTTACCGTAGGTTCCTACCTCAGTAACAGTAACAGTAATAGCTGCGCCTCCACCGCCTCCCATTACAGAGTCAGCGATAGAAAGAGTATCACCTACTACATAACCTTTTCCTCCAGAGGAAGTTTTAACTTCAACTCCTTTAGTATATATAGCCGTAATAGTAAGTACAACTGTTGCACCACCTCCACTTCCTAATGAGGAGTCAGCGATAGTAATTGTTTCTCCACTTGCATTATACCCAGAACCGCCTGTTTTACCTGTACGGTTATCTATATAAACATCTGGCTTACCTTCATCATCTACTATAACTTTAAAGTCAGCACCAGTGCCAGATGCACTGCCAGCAGCATTTGCTACATAGTATGTACCTGCAGTTCTGCTGCTATCAGAGACTCCGTTGTGTGTAAAGGTTGCTACTTCACCTGCAGCTTGAGCGTGAACGTTAAACGTTGCACCTGATCCAGTTCCTCCTGTAGTAGCTACAGAATTATATCTACCTACAGTTCTGCTGCCATCAGTTGCACCATTATGTGTACCTGAAGTAAGTGTGGTGTTTATATCTTCTGCGTTATATAAGTTACTTACAAACTTACCACCTGGTCTCTTTAACATACCTAACGCATAGTCAGGATATGTATTGACCGCATCTTTGACTTGAGTGGATATCTTTTTCTTATCTGGTTGTTGCGATATACCATTCAAAAAGTTTGGTACGTCTTGTGTGATTGTACTCATCGTTGTAATGCAGCAAACGGTTGATAGCTGTTGTGATAATCCTCAGTATCTTTCCATCCAAAGATAGAGAAGTCACCTTGTTGAGTTTCATATTCTAAAGCAGATGCTCTAGTTTCCATCTCATTTTGTTGTAATAATTGGTATAAATTTGGATCACCTACCATCCTTACAGCACATAGTCTAGCTGCTTTAGCAGTTATGTATGCTTGTAGAGCAGGTGGTACGTCAGCAAATTCCCAATACCATATAATGTCACATGTTAATTCACGTGGATCATCACCATCTTTCCATTCATATGTATGTTCATTCCTGTCATATAAGAAACCACCACGTCTGACTGGGTTGAAGTCGTCATAATGTTGATACTTATATGTATCTATAGATAAAGCATTAGAAGGATATTCTATTTTAAAAGTAACAGAGTCTGCTAATAGTTTATAGTGACGTTCTATATTAAACGTCCAGCCTTCAGCTTGTGTATTTTTATTAACTTCTCTTAAAGTATTTAAAGCAATCGAAACCTCAGGGTTCTGAAGGTTGAGTGTGGTGACAGGAGCCTGTCCCACTGAGCTTAGTATTTGATTAACAGCATCCAGTTCTGTGGACACAGCATAAGTAGGATAGGACATATGAATTTATGTGAATAAAAAAAAGGAGGGTCGTGAAACCCTCCCGTGTATAATTTTAGGTAACGTTACATTC